AGAACCGATAAACTCACACTCAAACTCCTGACGGAACTGATCTGGAGAGGTGTTACGAACAGTCTGTTCTTTCCAAGCTTCATCGCGACCTGGTACCATGCTCCAGTGAATTTCAATAGGAACATAATCGCTACGTTTCTCGGTTGCTTCTGTCCACATACGGTAGAACTGATTGAGTCCATTAGGTGTAGACACGATGATAACCTTGGTGCTTTGACCAGAAGAAATCGTAGGATAGGTAGACATGAAGAATGCTTCTGCGATATTGTTTGGAACGAATGCGAACTCGTCCAAGAATACGATGTTGAACGATCTACCACGAATAGAACTGCCAGATGTGGAATCAGCCATGATGCGCGACCCGTTAGCAAGTTCAATAGAACCTTTGTTCCATTCCTTAACGCCCTGCTGTAGGAAACGAGGCAAGTATTCAAAGGCTAACTGAAGTCTACCTAAAATTTCACGGGCCATGGCTGATTTGTTGGCCAGAACAGCCACATTTACATTCTCGTTGAATGTAATATAGTGTAGCAAATAAGCAACAGAAGTGGTAGTTTTTCCTACCTGACGAGGAAGCTTACAAATAGAGAATCGATTGTTGTGGAACTTCATAAGCATGTCTTGCTGGAAATCCCACATGCGAAATGGCATTAGACCATGATCAACATTGACGATTTTCATATAAGTCATAGCAAAGTAGACAGGATCATTCGCGCACTTTATAAACTCATCTTTTTCTTTTTGAGTAAATGCGTGTATAAAATCTTCTCTAGGTAGGTTTGGGTTATTGTTATACCCTTTACTCACTCTGCTTATTCTCTTTTATCTGCTTAAGGAGGTCTGCTGTAGTGCCAACAAAAATGGCTTTATCTACATTTACAGTAGGATCATCTTTCTTTTGGCCACTCAACTCTTTAGTCTTCTTCTGTAGATCGTATAGGTCTTTGGTAGTATCAGCAACGGTTCTCATCATGGTTGCTAGAACTTCATACGCGCGTGGAGATTCCGACTCTTTCGCAAGATCAGTTAAACTTTCCATTGCATCATTACCTTTGTTGATAAGATCACGGAATGTTCTGCGTGACAGATTGTAGTCTGCCTTGATATCATTTTCTTCATGTGGAGTATTGAAAATCGGCTGTGTTTGCTGCGGAGGTATAATCTCTACTGCGTTTTCAATACCAAGAGCTTCACTTATAGCATCATTTTTTTTCATTCTGTATCAGGCCATTCTGTTATTGTTGTAGTATAACCAAAATCTTCTGTTGGTTCAGCATCTATGGGATCTGGTTCAATCTTAATTTCAACCAATTTGAGAGGATTGATATCAAAGCTGGATATTGTACTAACAGCATTTGTTGAAGCGCCTCTAATAGTATTACCAATAACAAACTGTCCCTGTGCGCCACCTAAAACAAGTCTTAGATTATTCTTGTCCCATTCCAAAACATATCCATAAGCATTGGCGGTATTGTAATTTGAACCTTGAAATACAATATCATCAAGTTTGAAGTTCCCATTTGCGGCAGGTTCTGTTACGTTTACTCTAACAATATTGCCAGCTTTTAAACTTTCGTCGTTATAGATGTTAGCAAGAACTTTACGAATGATCTTCGGCAATTGGACTGGGCCGTAATAGTTGGCTTTCATGGTAAAATTAAGAGTCCATGAAACATAACGAACAGAATCAAAATTTCCTTCATGTTCGATAACATTTGAGACGGTATTTAAGATTATAGGAACATCTTTCTTGAATCCTAGTGCTGGAATAGTTTCTACGGTAACTGTATAATCAGGATTGAAATACGGAATAATCTGCTCTATAATATGAGTGCCATCGTCCACATTTCTAGCATAGATTTGCAGATCAAATGATAGATCATAAGGAACACCCATATACTGTGTGGCGCCTCTTGTAGCTGTATTGGCAGCAACACCTGATCTCAAAAGAGAGTTCTGTTTTCTCGTTGCGTCATACGCAAAATTTGTCAACTCAAAAGACATACGAGGCAGCACAACCTGAACAGGTCTGTTTAAATCTGGATCAGCCCTAAGACGAGCATAATATTTTTCTTTTGGAGCATACACAATTGGAACTTTAAATCTTTCTATCTCAACTCCACTGTTCTTATTAACTCTCTTAATGGTAATATTGTTGAACATATTACCAAAGAGAATAACATACTTTCGTGTTAGTTGATGATAGAAGTAAGCATTACTTAACATTAAGGTACTCCAAATGGATTGATTTCAGACAAGTCGATAAAGGTATCAGCTTCGGTCTGAATAATACGATTATCGGAATCATCAGCATCTACTAAGTCAGCCAGAGTATCAGACGAGGTTAAGTTGTAACGAGTATTAGATTGAGCGCCTATTACAATAGTGTTCGTGGCAAAATCACCTTTGACATTAATGACCTCAAGAACTTTTGTTGATGGAATCCAATGTTTAGATTCTGCTTTTGCCGTAGCATAAGCAAGATTTGCTCCCTGATATACAATCTCATCTTGGTAATAATTACCTGTACCATTACCTAAAGTCAAGCTAACAGTATATGCTGCCAAGTGTTCCAGATCATCAATTTCCTCATTGCCAGTCTCAAAATCTTCATTACTAAAGCGAAATACTTCACAACGCAATTCGTATATGTAGGGCGATCTTTTACCTAATGAGAAGAATAGTAGTTCTTCTTCAACGAACTTTATTTCGAAAATTTTTCCTAATAAAGGAACAAAGATTAGATCGCCTTCGCGCGGTCTTGTGGCTATATTAGAGGGAACATATCTTTCAAATGATCTGCGTGAGACAACAAAGTTAGAAGTATCACGAATTTCTAATCCAAATTTAGAGAAGAAGTCGCCATCACCTTCGTAACCTTCAACGTTGGCTAGATACATTTCTATACCATACGCGCGTGTGAACTTAGAATTAACACTTTCTCCAAGAACATCATCAGCCTGATCATACACTTCTCTAGGAAGATACTTGATATCGTGGCCCATAATCTGGATTGATTCTACAATCAAGTCTTCAAGAAGCATATTCTCATTGATAACAGATGGAGAAAAATTGTTGAAGTATACTGAGGTTGCCATTAATTACCCCATTATAAACTGAGGTGGTTCTTCGTAGGTATCACGGATCAATTGTTCAATCTCAGTGATTTCTGCTGTTGCTTCATCATAGATTTGTTGGCCATTCATAGTAACACCACCTGGAAGTTGCATTCCGCCAAACTTCTTCATATTATTACCCCAAACGCGCTTGATGTAAGCTGTTGTTAAACGCTTTAGCATACGATCATTCCACACATCAGTATATGTCGCTGGATTAATTATAATAAATCCTTCAATAATCAACCATTCTCCTACTTGATTCATTGCCCAGTTCATATCAAGATAAAGCTTGTTTGTGTGACGATTGAATCGAATTGGCTGTTCACCAGAAAACATCATGTCAAGTGTTCTAATATGCTGTTGCGTTAGAACATAGTTTACATAAGATGTACTGGTAAAATCATAGAGTTCGTGGAGGCGCAACTGATAGCGCAAGTCAAACATATTGACTGAGGCATTTGTAGACGATATTGGAAATATTCTGGTTACGCCGATGATGTTGTCTGTAATTGGAATATATTGATTTGTCATATCATCAGAGGTAAGTTGATGCTTTAGATACCAACGTTCGACACCATCAAAGTGGAAGTCTTGGAAGTATTGTAGAGAAGCATCCACACAGTCATCGACCTGGTCATCATCAACATTGATATTGATAACAGGATGCCCTAGTTGTCTAAGGCACCAATCTTTGTGCTGTTCTCTATTTGATGGAATTGCCATTTATGTGTCTCTTTTTTACTTTCTTATATTTATCAAATTAAAATGGAGAAGTAGGCCACACAATATTATACGGATCAGATTGAAGTGTAATGTCACGCAAGGCTTGTGCATACGTGTCTAAACTTTCAATACTATCTGTCAATGTAATATTTAGTCTAATCTGAGACTGATGGCGAAGAAATCTCCAGTCTAAAAGGGATAGCATATAATCGCGTTGTGATCTAATCTCTTGCCATTTACGTTCAATTTCTAGTCCTAATTCTTGCTCGGTCTTATCTCTTACATTCCAAGCAGTACCTGACCACTCAAGAATTTGCGTATCTGGAATAGATGCTGGAGGATCTTCAACCGTAATATATCCAGCGTCAGCAATCTCTTCTGGTGTAAAACTTGTTGGATCTGTACGAGTCAAACCAGTAGATAGTTTAATACGAAATGGAAGATAATTTGGATACGATCCGTCTTTACTGTAAAGCATTTTTTTTATCCTGTAATATCAAGGTATACGTATAGTTCGCCAGTCGATGCTCCGGCTCTTGCTTCATAAAAGGTAAAAGTTGGAGATGCGCCTAGAGCAATGGCAGGACTTCTTAACCAAAAATTATAATCGCTTGTTGTTGTGGTACCAGTTGTTTCCGCATAGACATAATAAGTACCGCCGGCTGCATCTGTTCTGGCTGCATTTGTTGTGGGCGTGCCGCCCGTATCAACATTCCATCTGCCGTTAGTTGTAGCAACCGAAACTGTTGTCCATGTTGCAGATGAATAACTTTTTGTATCCGTTGTTGTGGTTTGAAACGATTCGCCTACATTTTCAAAACTATAAGTCGTTCCTGATAAAACGACCAAATCTAATTGAAGATCAGCTACTTCACTTTCATTTTTATTTATGTATCGGAAGACGGCTCTGGCTGTCTTGTTAGCATATCTAGAAATATTGATTGTTCTCTGAGTCCAAGCATTATTTTGCCCATTGACTGCAAATAGTTCTGATGTTAGTCCTGAAGCAACTGTTTTGTTTGTAGACTTAGGAAATTGATTTGTAGAACCGAGAGACCATATGCCTTTACCTGAAGTATAATCAAAATTGTTTGGCGTAATAGCGCCGTCAGCTTGAAGCGCAGACCCAGATTTTAATGTGTTAAAATCGTAAAGAAGTTTTTTTCTACCGCCTGTGTAACCACCATAACGACCTGACATTAGAATACATCCGCTGTACTTGTTGAAGGATAAGCTCGACCTGGTCCCCAGATAATACGAACTGCACCTTGACCGCCAGCACCACCAGCACTGCTTGTGTCGTCATCACATGCTCCACCGCCGCCGCCGTATGCACCGCCCGCAGGTCTTGTGCCGTTAGCACCACCCGAACCACCAGTTCCTATTGCGTTTAATGCACCGCCAGTTCCGTTAGAACCTGCTCCTAATACGCCAACGCCACCGCCGCCATAACCTTGGCCTGAGTTAGTAGCACCACCGCCACCACCACCGCCACCGGTGCTGCTAGATCCAGCTCCTGTTGTACCGCCAGCACCACCAGCAGCAGAATAACCACCAGCACCGCCGCCGCCTGAACCAGTATCAGTAGAGTTGCCGCCGCTATTTCCTCCAGCGCCGCCACCATCACGTTCTGTTCCTGTTGATGTGCCGCCAGTTCGTGTTCCTGTCGCACGTTCTTGACCACCTTGACCACCAGCGCCTTGAAGTAGAACAGTTGCTCCTCGTGCAATTGATGAAGTACCGCCAGGCGCGCCATCACCACCGGAAGCTCCTGCTGTTCCGGCAGTACCAACGACAACTGTTAGTATTTCGCCTGGAGTAACCGCAAATGTGCCATAAGCTAAACCGCCGCCAGCACCGCCTGTTACGCCCTCGTTTCTGCCAGATTCACCACCTGCACCGCCGCCGCCTCCACCGACAACTACAGCAGAGATTTCGGTGATGCCAACTGGAACTGTCCAAGATTGTGTGCCTGTTGTGGTAAAAAGAACTTGACTTGGCGGAGTATATTGAGAGAATGAGTAATCATAAGCAGCCTCTAGATTCCATACACCAGAATTTTTTAGATTGCCATATATAGGTATATCTGATAATTTAGGTCTTAATGTAAGAGTGGCTGATATTGTTGAAAATGAAGTTGAGTCTGTTTGACTCCAAGTAAATGCGTTAGGATCAAAAGAGCCGCTAACCCAATTAAATGAACCTAGTCCAACAGTAGCATCATTTGTATTTCCGCCTTGTCCAACAGTTAAAAAGTTGGCAAGTTGAGCTGCTGTATACGTATCAGTACCACCATTGTGTGCCGAACCAGCAGCAACAAGAATTACAGAGTTTGCTGTAGATGGTGTAGTTGCTGGAGGATTTGGAATACCTGTATTTGTTTGACTAATCGATTGAGTTATCACATCTAATGGAGTAGTTGTATCGATGCCTCTCCAAGCATGAATAGCAACTGCGCCTCCATCAGCGGTGCTTCCTGTACCGCCTGTAATAGTTACCGTAGTATCAGGAGTTACGCCCATAAATTTGTGACCAATTTGAAGATTTGTATCAAAAGTATCGTCAGCATAATTATCTAGCGCCTGAGTATAACCAGAAATTCTATAAGATTTATCAGCAGTTCCTGCTATTGTAAGAGCGACAATGACTAAATCATTTGCCAAAAGACCAGCTGGTAAGTTGATATTTTGATTGGCAGTACCGCCATTAATCTGTGCCGTTGTTCCCGCAACATAAGTAGGTCTCAATCGATCCTGAGTTGTGCCTATAACATATCTATCATTAGCACCAAAATTAAGTGTCACACCGATCATACCACCATTAAGAAAACGACTTTCCATATTTTATGCTATATTCTCAAATGAACAAATTGCTTCTAAATCGCCGGCCGCAGAAGCAGTACACCTTAAGGAATCGCCTTCCTGAAGATATATGGAATTTTCTTTT